AGAGTACCGCTTGCAAGAGGCACGCGATCTTGGTGTACTGCCCTAGTCGGGCGTCTAACACCCGTCTCCTTTGGCTTGGGTATTCATCACACCCTCCACACGTTCCCGTCCGTGAGGCCACAGACGGGGCTTAATTTGGTCAGGGAAGATTAGTACCCTTCCTCACGTGTGCGTTCCCGTCCGTGCTTGACCGAAGGCGGGTTAGATTTCTACCGCTTCCCCCCAGCTAGGCCCCAGATCGATGTCGCATTTGTTGGGCACCTCCAACCGCACAGATGCTTCCATCACTTCTCGAATCTTCTTTGCGTGCTCGACGTTTAAAACACTGCACCCTAGTTCATCGTGAACCTGTAACAGCGGTCGCTCACCCGCTTCATATAGGTCGACCATCGCTTGCTTGGTCATATCGGCAGCAGACGCCTGTATCAGGCGGTTTAAAGCTTTGTATGTATATGCACGCCGCAGGGGCGTTGTGTCGCCGTATTCGGCTCGTGCTTCCTTCTTGGGCATCGCTTTCTTGAGTTCGTAGCCGATCGGTTCAAACATATCGAACCGGCACTTGCGGCCTTTTAAACTACGAATCGAACCGTCGTCTTTCTGATCCACCGACCGTGACACGCCAGACATAAGTTCTTTAACAAAAGGCACGCGACTGTGGTATTGCTTAGTGAGTTCTTTTGCGGTTTCGACGTCGACGTCTAGCTGTTCTGCGAGCTTTCGCACTCCCATTCCATACATCATTCCCAAATTGATCGTTTTGGCCTGCTTACGAGGAATTTGAGCCATTTCAGCGACCATTGTGTGGAAGTCCATACTCGCGTCACTGTTGTATCCGTCCACAAACTCTTGGGCACCGCCCAGCCGTCGACCCTTCCACTTGCCGAAGATCTGCGCGTAATGCACCAAGATCCGTGGTTCTTGCTGCGAAAAGTCGATTGCAGCCCATTGCTCATCCTCTTCTGGTAGGAACAACGAACGAATCATAGGTCCCAATTCGGGATCGCGAGCCGGGATCTGTTGCAGGTTGGGGTTGGACATAGACAGGCGCCCGCTTACTGTACCGCCGCCGTCACTGCGTAACTGATTGATGTGCCCGTGGATGCGGCCTTCTTTTGAAACGTAACGCATAATCGACGACACAAACGTGCCCTGCACCTTGTTGAGGTTGCGGGCCTCGACGACCTGCTTTGCAAATTCGTGCGGGTTGTCGCTTAGGAACGACTTTGTGAACGACGGCTGCCCGGTCGCGGTGCGTGGGTATTTAATGTTGAGCTTGTCGAACGCTTTGGAGAGTGACGCTGCCGCCCAGATCTCGACATTGCCACCGGCCTGCGCTTCGATCTTCTTGAGCACAGCCTTCTCGCGCTTGATCAGCGCCTGCTTTGTCCGCTCGCACCGATCCATGTCTACCCGAATACCTCGAAAGGTCATGTCGATTAGGCAGGGCGTGAGCCGCGTTTCAAGATCCCAGACCGTGTTGAGGTCTTGCTTACTGATCTCTAGCTTAAAAAACTTGTATAGATCGAACGCTAACCGGGCGTCCATCTCAGCATAAGGCCCAACAAACTGGCTTGGCAGCTTCCAGAGCTCGGCTTTTGGATCGACTCCAAAGTCTACTGCCGCTTGGGTCAGTAGCTTTTCTGACTTGGCTTCGCCCAGATAGTCGTAGGACAGGGCGTTCAGACTATAGCTGTATCGGTTCTCGTCTAGTAACGCAGCCATGATCATCGTGTCGATGATTGGCCCGTTGACCGGGATGCCTAAAGCTTTCAACCAGCCCAAGTCGTATGGCGCGTTGTGCATGATCTTGGGACAGTCTGTGGATAACTGCTTCTTAAGCCAGCGCAGCACGACGTTCTTGTCGAGGTTGCCGCCGCCTAAGTGCGCGATCGGGTAGTAGGCTTCCCAGCCTTCGGTTGCGACGGCGATCCCTACGACGTCACCGTCTTTACGAGGCCATCCGGGTCCGTATTCTTTGAGGTGTGGGTCACGTGTCTCTAGGTCGATCGCGATCTCTTTCGCGTCGGTTATGTCTTTGAGCTCGAACGGTGCAGTCCACTCCGCTGTGGGTGTGAACAGCGGGAACTGCAACTTGGTTTCTTTTTGCATTAGTCACTCCGGGGGTCGTCATTCATGCCAAACCGCAGATACCAAACAGCTTTTTTTAAATCTTCTTCTGCATCAAATTTCTTGCCTGCACGCCATGTGTATTTGAACGCAGCAAGACGACAGTAAGTTGCAACAGCTTCTTGCCCGAAGGCAGCGACCATTGCATCTATGCATTCGATCTCGGAGTCTGCGTAATGAGGCGGCTGGTTCACCATGTCCGTGGACGTGGTAGGCAACAGACCAGAGGTGCCATGAGGAATATCTTTGTAAAAGACTTTTTCTTTTTTGGCGCCCACATTGACCTCAAAATAATCGTCCAAGTTCCTTGCTCCGTTTTTTGTCAAAAGATGCGCTTCGATGTGTGGAAACGTAAGTTTCACAACACATAACTGCGGTTGAAGTTGTCTGGTATGACGGTGAAAAGGTTTTTCTTTGTGCGCGTAACAGCAACATAGAAGACGCGGTGCATGCTGTCTGGATCATAGTCCATCGACCGCTCGGCAGCCGCTGTAAGATCCGTGAACAACACTACGTTGTCTGCTTCGCCGCCTTTCGCGCCGTGGATTGTGCTTAATTTGATACGTGGAGCCGCCGTGAGGTCTTCGCCTCGGCGTACCAGTGCATTGACGTATGCGACGTCAACACCCGGCACTTTGTCTAGCGCCTCGTTCCACGACATATCGAGCGTTGCCAACAAACCGTTGGTGTCCCGCAACTCCTCGAACGTGAACGTATCGTCTTCTTCCCCAAGAATCTTTTTGTGACCGCGTGCAACGCGCACGCCATTGCCTGTCATGTAACTGTACAAAACTTTTGCGAGATCGTATGTGATTGGGTTGCCACGCTGTAGCGTGCGCCATGCTTCAAGGGCTTCGCGCACCTTGAGCCGTAGGCTTTGACGACCCTGCATCTCAAAGAAATAGCCTTGGCTTTTAAGATGGTCGCGAACCGGGTTCAAAAAATACTGAGCCTGCGACAGGAATAGCCAAGAGCCGTGATCCATGTCCAACTCAGAAAAGCTATGCACGTGTGCGATCCGGCCCTCTTCTGTTTTGGGCAGATACGACTTTGGAAAGCGGTGTTTGATGCGTCGAGAGATCCGATCGGCAACTTCGTGAACTAACCGTGGGATACGAAAACTTTGCTCCAACACCTCACTGCCTCCGGGCAAATTGATAAAGTGATCGACGTCAGCGCCACTCCACTTATAGATGGCCTGATCATCATCGCCCGCACAATACATGCGCTCTGACTTTGCATCAATTGCATGAGCAATGTCCCACTGCAATGGGCTTAGGTCCTGTGCTTCGTCCAGCATAGAAAGCTTGAACGACGGGCACGTCTCGTGAGCGGACGTTGCAAAAAGCTCAAGCATGTCTGTGTAGTCGTAGACGCCAAACTCTTTCTTGTATTGAGCCAAGGCCCGTGCTGCGTAGTCCACTTCTAGCCACGTGTACTCAAGATCGCTTGCGTTGTATTCGGTTTGTAGCTCTGACTTCTTGAGCCGGGACAGGGTAATCAGTCGTAGGATCGGTGACTCTTTGCGCAGACTGTTGCTCAGATCCTCTTCGACTTCGTACATGGGCACGTCACCGCTGACCAGTGCGATCCCGATCTTTCGCTCAACTTCTCGGTAATGCTGGGCAGTCATCAACTGGTCTGATTTCAACCCTGTCAGGTAGAACGCCAGACTGTGGATGGTTCTAAAAAACGGCAGGTCAGACTTAGGATCAAGGCCAAACCGCTCTGCAGCACGATCTCTAGCTTCGGTCGCTGCTTTGCGGGTGAACGCAAAGAATGCGATCTGCGTGGGCGGCACCCCCTCAGTCAGTGCTTTGTCGACTAGATTAAGGAGTGTGGTCGTCTTGCCTGTACCGGGCGGGCCGAAGATTCTTTGCATTAGAAATTAATACCGGCTGCTTTTTTCAAAAGGGGATCTCCTCATCTGCGGTGAACCGTGGGTCGCGTATGACCGTCTTTGTAACTTTGTGCGCTGGAATTTTCCAGAGGCGAATCACACGACTTTGAATGCGTAGTTGAGTGGCTTCGCCGTTGATGTCGCGTAGCCGTTGGGCAATCTGGTGAGTTTTAAAATGCTTGAAGTTGACTTTCACCAAGTGATTTTCTAAATCTTTCAAGCGGAAGTACGTTTCGTTGGTGTCCTCATCAGTCCAAGGGCGCTTGAGCAGGATCTGTTCTTTGTCTTCGGCTGCTTGATGACCGGTGCAGAACTCCTCTAGGTGCTCGTTGAAGATGCCGTTAACACTGACGTCTTCGGACACTTCGATGATCGACCCGTCTGTCTCTTGCATCTCGGTCAGCAGAGCGTTGATGCGTGTCTCCCACATGTCTTTTTTCATCGTGCGGGGGTAAAAGTTAAGCTGCTCGACGCATGCCCGCTGGAACGCCATCTGGTTCAACAGGTCGTCTGTGCCCATCTCAAGGGGCTTGCCTTCAACGTCCAGAAACCACACGGGGGGCACCGAGTTGTACTTGCGTAGGTTGGCAATCTGCACGCCCGACACCACGGCTTCGATGCCGAACTTGCGCGTCATGCACAACTCTCGGTTGCAGACCGAGTTGATCGGGGCGTCCTTGCATTTGTACGCGTAATCTTTGCGGTGCAACTGCTTGGCGACAGCGTTCACTTCGCCCAAGGGCAGCGGAGGATGAATAAACTTCATGTTGTGCTGCAAAATCTCGTTTTCCCAATCGTCCGGAAACGCCTTTCGTAGGTACACGCCG